TATTTTGGTTACTTCTAAACCTTGATGCCATCGTAAATCCAGCACCAGCCTTAAACAGACTGTAAGAACCATCATCTAAGCTTCTTACAATTGATGTATCTATAAAGTAACCGCCTACCCATGTACCAACAAGTGTTAACTCTGGCTTGCCACCGAAGCGACCTGTACCAATTTCTAGACCTTGACGATAATTATCAATAGAACCCAATGAGCTGCAATCATTGTAATTAATGCGTGTGAACTCGAAAGCATTAAAACCCGTATCACTTACTAAGTCGTAAACCTGTGATCCTGCGCCTGTAACTTCAACAGCATAATCCATGCCTAACACGTTACCACTACCGCTAACGGGTGATGTAAACATTGTGTAAGCTGCTGCTGATGATATTAATTTAGATAAGTCAAAGCTATAACCGGTAATCGTTAAGCCACCTTGAGGTATTTCAATCGACTGGCTACCCATGTCAATAATACCGTCAATAAAGTATTGTTTTGAACTGTCTAGAGTGCCTGACAAGTCGGATGCTTGTGTAACTACGATTCTATTATTTAAAGCAACACCTACACTAGCAAGGGTTAATGCCCCACCTGATTTATTAAACACCATGACACTATTAGAGTCAGATGTTTTCATTTGAACTAAATCACCGTCATTAATCTGGTTAATTTTATCTATAAAGTAATCGGCTTGTTCGACAGCTGATGATGAATCACTAGTGCCATAGCTAAATAGTCTAGGTGAGTTAGAGTTACTAGGTGCGCCAATAGGCGAAAAGCTTTCTTGTGTAAATGCCATGTTAATTCCTTAGGGGTAAGCATCCTTGCTCGTTGGGATTAACATGTTGGGTTGGTTATGTTGGGGGTTTGGGTCGATGTGCACATCTAAGCATCCCAACAATGCTTAATGCAATTGTAACATATTTGTTTATATTAGCCATACATTTGGCGACTCTCACCGGTGCCATGAACTTCCCTAGATGCTTTTTCATACTGAGCCTTAAATGCTGGGTCTGTTTGTATGCGTCTATTGCCATTGCCATCAAGCTCAAATTGCATCTTGCTTACATCTTCGGCTGATAAACCTGAGTTGTTTTGTGCATCATCAACATCAACAGAGGCATTGCGAGTCATAGCGATAATTTGCTCAAACAATTTAACAGACTCGGCATTGGTTGTTAGTGCAGTTAATGCGTCAAAGGTTTCAGCATCAAGTTTAGAGCCAGCCCAATCAGTAATGTTTTTAATGCGTGACTCGGCATCATTACCTAAAGCTTTCATTTGATCGGCGCGATATTCATCGTTAGCAGTTTTATCGGCTAGTTGTTGCATGGCGTATAAGTTAACCATGCCATCGAAGCCCTTTTGATTCATGCCGTTTTCTTTGGCATATTCCATAGCAGCTACAACCATTGGATCATCATTGGTCAACTCAACACCGGCCTTGGTTAAATCTTCACTTAATGCAACTGTATATTCATCAGGCGCACCGGTAAACGAGCCGAACTTACCGGACAACTCATTATAAGCTTTTGCTTGTTCTGCAATTGATTCATCTTGTGACTTGCCATCAGTTACATATTTGCTTTGCAACCATTCAGGCGCTGTGCTTGGCTCATCCGTTACGGTTTCAGTGACTACTTCATTTGTTGTTTCAGTAGTGGTGTCAGTTGTTTCGGTTGTTGCTTCTTCAACAGGCGCGTCTACGGTATCTGTCATTAGGTTTTCTCCACGTTATTAATAGTTAGGTATATTTTGCGTATAAACTCTTTGTTACCCTCTGCAATTCCTACTTGAAATTGTGTCGAGTGAGCTGTTACGGTTGGGGTCATTATCAAAGTCTTTTGCCAAATCGCTAACAATTCAGCACCGGCTTTGTTTTGCTTAAATACTCGATGTATTAAATTATCTAGGTGGCCCCAGTATTCATCATCAATAGCCTTTTGCTTAGCTACTGCTTCGGGGTCTGGTACTCCACCTATTTCATCAAATCCGTTAAACGGTTGGGTCACTTGGTGCGCCTCCTTGTTGTAATTGTTGTTGTGCTGCTTCGGTTACTTGCTTAGTTACTTGTTCGGTTTCTGCCGCGCTTCTAATCAGTTCAGGGTTAACGCCAAGCTGTTTAGCAAACTCTGCTGGTAAATCTTCAACCTTAACCTTGAGTGCTATAACTTCTTGTGGCACGAATTGCGCCATAGTACCCAACCATGCTTGAGTCTTGTCGAATGCTTCCATGTTCTCAGCATTGGCAAGTGGTGAACTCATTTTAATGGTTACATCTCTGCCATCAACCTTGATAGGTGCGATCTTTCCTCTATCGGCTAGGATATCAATACATGCTGTAACAATTGGCTCGATAAGCTCTGTTTTCTGTCTGCCAATACTTGCGCCTGACTGCTTTAAAAACTCTTGATTGCGGATAACATTCTCGGTAGCACTACGAACGGGATCAGTTATCTCGCCCAATGGTGAACTAAAGAATGCTTTTCGTATGCTGTTTTGATACTGCTCAAGTAAGTTATCAGCTATACCAATGTTGCCGGAAGGTGTTAGCGCTCTAATTGATGGGTTAGAGTTGTCGTTGCTGCCTACTGGAATAATAGAGCCGGGTGAAATTGTTGCCGTATTAGGGTTAAAGATACCATCACTAACACCAGTGTAAACACCGGACATTTGCAAAGCAGCGTTACCTAATGTTATTTCAACTATCTTGTTGGCTGTTCTGATATCGGGTAGCTTCTTAATACCTGGTCCACGGCCATAACCTTCACCTGGAGTTAATGACCAACGAAACACAATCATTCTTTTAGTGTTGGTTGACTGTGTGAATATTAGTTGTTTCTTCCATAGCACGACTTGATCATACTTCTTACTGACAGTATTAAACAAGGAAGCATTAATAACATCCACCTCTGTATTGGGCGCATCATCAATAATCTTTTGCAGTTCACTAGGGATATCAGCGTTAGGCCATGTAATAGGTATATTAACAGCCTCTACCTTTTGCTTTCTCCATACGTTCTTAACTGCGCCCCTTGCTGGCTTCTCAACATATAGCTCCGCAAGTGGAATGTTAGTAAACTTGAAAGCGCTTGATTCATCAAAGTCATTTTCTTCTACCAGTATGCAACCTGTGCCAATACCTAAATCAAGTAATGATGGTGTTATCTCAGTGTCAAAGTTAGAGTGATTCAAGTTAGCAAAGAATGTGTCTGTGGTTTCTTTCAATGCTTTGGTTACTGCTTCTTCTTCTTCTTTTGGTACATCATCACCGGCAACTAAATCAATCCATTGTTGCCAACTTGGCATTAATGAACCTTGAATACGTGAGGCAAACTGTTCAATACCTTCTTCGGCAGTCGAGTCATAAACAAAATGGTTCTTGCGTTGGCCTTCTGCGTGAATGGTGAATGTTTCACGTTGTGGCGTACAGTAATCCATAGCTTCTTGATGAAGTGAACGCCATGTATTATAACGAGCCTCAACTTTAGAGAATCGTTTTAATAGTTTGGGGATGTCTCCTAGCCCTTTAGGTAATTTCATTATACGCCACCAAGAGTTGATGAACCCTGTTCGCTTGTGCTTATTAATGATTGTCGGCCAGCCTTACCACTTTTAGCTAATGACCTGCGTCTTGCTATTTCATCATCTGATTCAGCCAGTGCTATTTGCTCTTGCTGACTTTTCTTTTCAATTAGCAATGATTGCTTCTCTTGTGCTTTGGTTGCTGCTGTTCTGCCAGTCCTGAATAAGTTACCCGGATCAACTTGATGCGCCGCTGTAACATGGTCTTTAAAGTCACCACTTTTAAATGGGTTAAAGAATGCTTTATTTTTTATATCGCCTAAAAAGGACTTACTATCGAAGCTCATTTTTTAAATACCTACATAGTTGATTAGGGGTAATAATGAATCTCTTGTTTATTCCTAGTAACCGCTTGATAACAGATACACAAGTAAAGAACCCAAAAAACACATTGTTTGTTATTTCCTCTATTTTAACATTATGCTGAATAACTTCAACCTCACTGCCCCAATACGATTCAGGAGTAGGAAAGTCATCAACGAATAGCATAGTAACTGTGATGTTAAACCATGACGGATTAATAACTATCCAATAACTGTCGCCTGGTGATTTAGCCATAGCAAAGCAGTGTTGATGGCCGCTTAATCTACTCAATAACCAATGGTGTTTGTTGGTCTTGCTAAATACTATGTTCCAGCCTTGATGGTTATCCAAAGACATTAAAGCTTCTCGCTTGTACTGTTTGCTGTGTTTGGTTTAATACTTTGATTAATCGTTCAGCCTCTAAGCATAAAGCACCGAAAGCATCTGCCGCATGTGATGACCAATCATGGTCGGGGCCTAATCCTATACCTCTGTGATCATCTTTCTTTTCGTGATACCAGCCAAGCGCATCAATACCACTTGCACACTTTAGTTTGTCCATCCATACACGAGGAAACATTCTTCTAACTGCCTCAACTCTTTGGTTGGCTGCCCCTGCTCCTGCGTTCTTCATAATACGAACAATAAAACCGGCTTGTTTAAGTGCTGATTCATACGTTACCCTGAATACTGCATCATGCTTAACGCCATCATGGGGTAGGTACATTAAAGCTTTTTCATATTCATTAGCCCGTAACCATCCAACATGTTCCGATAACTCTTGCCCTTGTGCTTCGTAGTAATCTAAAACTCTAATCTCTTGCCCTATAAACTGAACTATCCATATTGAACAACTATCAGCCTTTGCGCCAGTGCCGCCAATATCCCAAAATGCGTATACTGTCATTAGTGGGTCACGTGCAACCTTTGATATTCTGCCATCTGCTTTAGCTTTCGTTAGTACCTTGGCAAAGTAGGCTCCATCCTGTGCTGTTATGTAGCCACCTTCCCAAACGTGATCGTAACTGTCTGGATAGTTCCTTTGATCGTCTAGTCTTTCTTCGTTGAGTACATCGGGCAACCATGGGTTTTCACTCCAATTAGCTTTAACTATCTTGCATGATGATGGTAGGTTATCACCCCG